TTTACTGTTCCGATTTTCTGTACACCGAAAGCGTATTCCATTTGATCAGCTTCGCCATTTGAAGTAGAAGCGAATCCTGGGATTGATTCCAAGATAGTTGCTACTGTTGGAGAAGTAACTAAGAAATTAGCGCCTCCACGTAAAGTCAACTGATGGATCTTATTAGATACTTTTTGAATTTTAGTACCTAATGTTTGGAACCATTGACCTTGTGTGTTGTAGAAACCTGAAGCAGCAGTAGCGAAAGCACCATTTGCGTAAACAGTGTTGTTAATAGCTGACCAGTATTCAGTATCAGCAGCTGCATCTTCGATTAACATATCTAAGATTTCTAAATCAATTTCCATTGAAATGTACTCGCTCATGATGTTAGTCAATTCAGCTTCTGCATCGATGTTTTGGTAAGCAGCTAAATCTTGTGCAAATTCAGGAGTCCATACTGCTTTTAACTTTTTAGTTTTAGCAGTAATAGGCTGTGATTGCATTCTAACGTTGATCTCAGGGATAACGATTTGAGTTTGGTTAGCAGCGTTCGGAGTTGAGAATGAACCTGAAGCTTCGAAATCACCACGACCTGATTGGTTACCACCAACTGCAGAAGCTTGGTTGTTACCTGAAGTAACGTTAATACCATCTTGTGAAGTTGATTTCTCATAAAATACTTTGAACGAACCTGAACATGTTGCAGTTGCAGATGCGCTATAGTACATAGAGATAGTACCAGCTGTGTAGTTGTAAGTAGTGAAAGCAGGTAAAATATTTGCTGGTGCAAATGCTGTTTCAAATCCTGCTGTTGAACCTGAACCTACGAATCCACGAACTGCATCTTGGTCAAATGATGGCATTGAAGCAGTAGCGTTAAAAGTAATTTTGTAGATTTGGTTAGCAACTACTGAAGCTGAGTAATCAGAATCAAAGTTTAATTCAGCCCATGAAGCTGTAACTACAAGTGCAGTACCAGCAGCAACAACAGGAGCTGTTCCACCACCGATTGAACCAGTTACGGTAATAGCTGATGATGAGAATTGGTTAGTAGCGTAAGTGAAACGACCTTCTGGTCCACCATATAAACCACCTTCAGCAGCTGGAGTAGAGAATGGGAATTGAGAAGCAGTGTTTCTGTTACCATACAATGATTGACCTGCAGTAAATGGAGTCTTAGAGTTACCATATTGGAAATCTAAGAAGAACACTAGTCCTGAAGGCATGTTCATAGGTTGAACTGAAACGAATTCTTTAGCTACGATAGTACCGAATACTTTTCTTACTAAAGGTAACGCGATACCAGCCCAGTTCTCACCTTGTCCACCTGAAGTGAATGAAGAGTTAGAAGAGATTTGGTTTGATTCAGTTACTAATTGTTTAGCTTGGTTTTCTAACATGATTGACATGTTATTTTTGTCAAGCTCGGTTAATCCTTCTAAAAGGCCTGTTTTAGCCCATTTTCCGGATAATTTAGCAGCATCAGATTGGAGATTTTTCCAAGATCCAGCTGCCGATTCGAGTAATTGATTTACTTGTGACATTTTTTTAAGTTGTTTTTTTAGTTGTTGTTTAAAATTATTTTGTAATTCCTGCCAATGTTTGCCATCTAGCAAATTGGTTATTTACTTCAAGAATTGGTTTCTTTGTTGGAGCAATACCTGCTACTTTAGAAGCACCACCAATCATTGATTCGTTAACAGATGATTTCTTTTCATTTAATCCTTCTGATAATGTTTCGTAAACTAATTTGGCTTCCTTAGTAGTAGCTGCTTTATCAAATGCTGCCAATACCTTTACTTTTTGTGATTCGGTTAAGTTTTTAGCTCTAAAGATTTTGTTAGTGTAAAGTAACTTAGCGTTTAACAAATTAACTTCATTTAAATCAGTTTTAACAGTAGATAATGTTTTGTAAGCTTCATCAAGTTCTGCTTTTACTTCTTTTAAACGAGAATCATCGTCATAAATGTAATTACCATCCCAATCAACACCTAATAATTTAGGTCCTGCGGGTTTTGTAGGTGCTTCGGCTTTTTTCTTTTTTAAGAAATCAAGTAAACCTTCTTTTAATTTCTTTTTCTCGTAGTCTTCTATACCTTTTTCTTTTGCAGTAGATTTTTTAATTTTACCACGTTCAGCATCAGGAATATCAGTTTTGTTTCCACCGTACTTTTTACGTTCGTTTAATCCAGACATTAACTCGTTCATTAATTCGTTAATGTTGATTTCTTCTTCTTCACTAGATTCTTCTTCTTTACCTTCTTCTTCACCTTCTTCATTTTCCATACCTTCATGGCCACCTTCTAGTTCCCCAGCAGATACCATGTCAGCGATTACTCCTTCAATGAATGCTTTAAGATCATCTTCAGACATGTTTTCGATATCGACTTCTTCATCTTCTGAATCTTCAATACCGTCTGCATCTTCATCTTCATACTCCATTTCTTCTGCTTCATTAACATTTTGACCAGCAACATTTCCATGTTCACCTGGTTCATCGGGGAATGAAGTTAGATTGATGGTTTGATCTTCTTCCATTGCATCTAATTCTCTAAGAAGTTCTTCCAAGTCCATTTCATCAGTTTCATCAGCTTCTTCCATTTTTTTAGTACCTTCTTTTTTCATGCCCATTTGGCCTTTGTACCCTTCTGTGTAATCAGCTTCTTCTACTTCGTAATTTTCTTTTACGTCCTTCTCTTTCATTTCTTCCATCTTAGTTTCATCCTCTTTATCCATCTCTGCAATTTTTCTAGCGAATTTTTCTTGCATCATAGGGGTAAAGGCTTCTTCAAGAGCGGCTTTTGCGTTTGCGATAGCAGTTTCTTTAACAGCTTTAGCATCTGCGATTGCTTCTTTAAGCAAATCTCTGTTGTTTGTCATTTGTCCTCAAATTTAATTGTTGTTGGAAATACGCTTATTGTTGACGATTGTCGAAGCGTAATAAGTTATGTTAACTTGATGCGATATAAGATCGCATATTATGCCGATACATATATCAAGATTCTTTAAAGTCGCCAGTTGCGCAAAAAAGAAACCCCTACATTTCTATAGGGGTCTGTCCAAAGAGCCTATCTTTGGAGGGGTACAATTATTTAATAATACCGGCTAATTTTTGCCAGCGTTTTACTTCTTGAATATTTTCTTTTAAGTTAGGATTTTTATCTTTAACATCTTTTGAAAAAGGTGTTTTAAAATCCATTTCTCCATTCTTTAATTTACTTAATACTGTTTTAAGATCACCTTTTGCAGCATCAATCACAGGCATTTCTACACGTTCAGGAGCATTAGGATGAATATTTGTAGGGAGTTTTTTAGCGTTAGCTATTAATATAGCTTTACCTTTTTCAAAATCACCACCACCAATTTTATCAGTAATAATAGCTTTAATCTCTTCTGGTTTCATTCCATTTAATGGAAATTGATCTGTTCCTTTAGTTATAAAAGTATCAATAGCACTAGGAATTAAACTTGCAAATTTAGCAACATCTCCTTTACCAGGATTACCTTTTAATCCTTTAGCTTTTGTATAAACATTTAATGCTGTTACTACATCATCTGCAGGCATATTAACTTTAGATACTTTAACAGAAGCTCCAGGATCAAGTAAAGTACGAGCAGCCCATCTATGATGTCCATCCATAATATACCCATCAGCAGAAGTAATAGCTTCCATATTGTTAAGGTCTGGTTTAGCATCATTTGCAAATCCTATAGCAAATGCTAAAGCTTTTTCAGGGATTACTTCTTTTTGCATAGGTTTTAAACTACCAACAGCAACAGAAGCTTCTCCAGAAGAAGCAACATCATCTTTATCATTTTGATCTTTTTTTCCAGCATCTAAAGCTGCTTTAGCAGCATCATCAGGAATTTGAGATAAAGGAATAGCTTTATTAGATCCAAAGGCATCTTCTCTTAAAGTTTTTAATTTTTGTTCTATTGCTTCAAATAATTGTTTCATTTTATTGTAATATATAATTATATTAAAAATTTAAAAAATAGGGCATGTACCATTGGCACATAAAATTTCCGATAACAATATGTTTACTTTTGAATATGGATTTACTATAGGATTTTCTAAACCTTCTCTAACTAAATTCATATATGAACCTGGATTAGAAGGAGTTGAAACAAAATCCCAACATAATAATTCAAAATCGTCTTGTACTTCTAGTGTACCTTCGTTCATTTCTTTTAATGAACCCATACCACGAGATGATACACCTACCATAACGTTATTATCTATAAGGGCTTTTAAAATGTTACCTGATATAGTTGGTAAAATTTCTAATTTACCCATTACTTTATCACCATCCCACCAAATTTCTCTAATGATATGAGATACGTTTTTTAAGTTAATGATTGCAGAATCAGGGTGATCTAATTCACCTGTTGCTCTATTTTCTTTAACAACTTCTTGGTATCTATCAATTTCTTTATCCCAAATTTCTCTAGGGTAATATCTACCATTCCCGTTTTTAACTTCAGCTGTTGCAAGTATTCCTTGAACCATAGGATTACCAGAAGGTGCTTTTAAACCTTCAGTTAAACTTATTGGTGATACAGAAAACGGGATTGTTTCTATTAATACTTGTTTCATATTATGTTAAATCTTCTAATGAAAATCCTAATTTAATTGCTGCTGCTTCTAATTCATCTGTTAAATCTTCACCGCTATATTCATCGTTGACTACTTTTAATTCAGCAAAATCATATACATCTTCAAAATACTGTTCACCTTTTAATTTAATAATTTCAGGTTTAATTTTTTCTAATTGTAATCTAGCGTATTTAGTTTGATCCATTTTCTCACCGTCTACATTTACAGTACCATAACCTTGATCAGCTGCGTATGTGTAATCAGCATAGTCCTGTACTAGAGTTAATAATGAGTCTGATTGGTTTTCGTTTAATTTATCCTCACCAATTATTTCTTCTTTTTTAGCTTTACCTGTCATCTTTTCATAGATTTTTTGAGTTTTAGCTTTATGTCCTTCAAGTTCTTTGATTTCTTTATTAAGAGTTTTAATCATTGATTTGTCAATCATTTCTGCTAATTCTTCTGATTCAGCTAATGCTAATTTTGCTTTGCGGTTGTCAATAGCTTCACCAATAGCATTTAATTTTGCTTCTAAAGCAATTGCTTGAGATGATTT